AAAAATGCCGATCCACCACGCGGCAATAACCCCTCTGCGCTCTCTACAGCGCGGTTTGGGTGGCACAGCACCGCCACGGAAGGCAGACCTACCAACCGCGTTAATGAGCGCAGCTCAAGCGCTTGTGCGTAAGCCTGGGTATTGTCATTTTCCTCGTCGCCGCTAAAAAATGACGTTTTGCCGTCCACAAGCACCAAATCAAACCCGCCGACCGATTCCGACAATTCCATTAATTCCTCAAAATGCTGCGTAATGCTAAATGACCGGCTGATAAAGGTGACATTATTGAAGGCGTCCGGCATAAACATGGAAACGCAGTAGGCTTTAATGCGTAACCGAATATCCTCTGGATTCTCGCCGGCCAGATAGAGCACGCGGCCGACAACCGACTGGTGCCGACCAAATGGCTTACCGGCGCCGACGCACGCCGCCAGGCTAACGGCAATGGCGGTTTTACCGGCGTTGCTCTTGCCTGTGATGCCGTAGAGATAGCCACGCAACAGCACGCCCTCGATGGTGTATTCCGGCGGTTTGAACCCGGCAACAAAGGCTTCGCCGTTTTCTGCGATGAGCTTTGGAGTTGATGCGGAAGATGCCTTTGCTGAACCGGCGCCTGGCGTTGGTCCGGCTTTACTAAAATTGCCGTCTGGCGTTGTTCTTTCCCAGCACCGATCCCAGTAGCGATCGCCCTTTCGTTGTTCTGTTGAGCTGCCGTGTTGCCAGCTCTCTAGCAGCTCGCGGGCTTCGTCCTTTTCAAACCCGCCAAGTTTTAACATTGACACCATGCTGAAATCCATCGCGCTGCCGGATTGATCGGCCAACCCTTCGGCTGAACCGGCATACCGGGCGGCAACCGCGGGAGAGCTGGTGAGGAAATTCCAGAACCGATTATCCAGATCCCGACAGCGCACCATCTCGCGGATGCCATCCATCGTATAGGTGGGCCCCCCTGAGAACAGCAACCGCGCCAGCCGCGGCTCACTGGGGTACCCCTTGCCAATTTTGGCATCGTTCGGATAATTCCATGTGCCGGGTAACCGCATCACGCGATCGCAATTGTGCGTTGTGGCGCCAGACCAGACCTTGCCCACTTGATCGTTCAACGCCTCATAACTGGCAAAGTCGCCATTTATTTGTAACGGATCTCGTAATTCAAAAAACGGGGAAATGCCGTTGCCGCTGTCAATTGCGTAAGTGGCCTTACCCTGCAATGCCGGCACTGTGTTGGATAGCAGGTAATCCCGCGCCTTATCGTAGCCACCATGCTTGAACACTTGTGGATCGCAGTCTGACCAAAAGCTGACCGCCTGCGTCATATCTGTTTTTGCGGCTTTCTTGTGGCGTTCTGGCGTGACGTTGACGGTAAAATACAAGTTCATGCGTAATCGAATATTGAGATCCAACGCCCAATCTGCCGCCGCCTGAGATTCTTCCGGCATCATAAAGCCTTTAGCGCGGATCGGCTCGGCCTTTCTCGGACAAATGGCCACCAGGAGCAAATTACCTGCTGGCCTGACGATCGCCAACCCTTGCGAAATAATCCCGGCAGATGGTGCCGCCGCTGTGTCAGTCATCATTATTTCCTCACTTTTTTAGATGCGGCGTTGTTCAATCCAACCATCTTAATTTTTTCTTGTGGCCATACATCGCTATGCCTATACCATTTATTCCACTGGCCGACCCGTTGTTGGCGCATGGTCAGCGCCAAACCGGACCAGGACAAAGCATCTCCATCAATATCCTGTTGCACAAAAAACAGACCAACGTCAAGCCTACCTGCGATTGCTGAAAATGAAGCAACCGCACTGGCCTGGGCCCCACCGGAAAAGAACCGCGAAAGACTTAGGCGCCGCACAAAAAACGGTCCTAAAAAAACCGGCAAATCGGTTGTAATTCTATACTTCAAGCATTGCTCAAAATAATCGGCAGCATCCTTTACGCTGAAGGTGGCATAGTCCAGATCCTTTTTGACTTCGATCAAGCCCCACGGCGTATCGCCAAACAATAAACCGAAATCCGGCACACTGCCGCCGTCAATTGTCGGATGCCTGCGAAAAGGCAATTCCAGTTTCGTGAACCATAAGGTGAGCGCCTCTTGCAATTCGGCCTCACTGTCAAAATGTGGATTCATGGCTCTTGAGTCCGATAATAAACCTTGCCCGCAATCTGCCCGCTGCCACTCGTTGATTTGCGCCTGTAAGTCTTGCGACAGTCTTTGCAGACAAAACTTTGACCAGCAGCTCGTTCAATTGTCTGAAAGCCCTTGCCGCCGCAGAAAGAACAGGTCATGTCCGGTGGGCGTATTACGTTTTTGACGTTCATACGCCACACATCCCTTCGCATTCGTTGCCAAACATATCAATCTGCCCCATGTCGGTTGCGTTCCTAAAATCAATTTCATCCAAAGGCTTTAATTTTCTGTGGGCAAACATATCAGGCTTTCCATTGCGCCGAACGCCCTTACGAATCAACCCATCAATTCTTACAGCTTCAATCCATCCCTCTGGATCATTGTTTTTTATATCCCTCCACATGGAGTCACTGTGAAATGGGCAATAAACGCATGAAGATTTGGATGGCATCGGATAACCTTTTTTCTCCATCCAGCGCAAGCAATCCTGCCGGGATACATTTGACTCTAACAACGGCCAGCGATGCGTAAAGTGCGGATAGCGCGAAGGTTTCATTCTGTGCGCTTCGTCCATAGAAATCCCAATCCACAAAGTGGCCTTGTCTTTTTCTCCCCGTTTTGCGCCAGATAATTCTCGCACCTTCTTTTGCACCGGGGATATTTTAAAATCATGCGTGCAGGCTCTAGACAACAAAACTGCGGTTCCGGCTTTAGGTGAAAATGTAAACCACGGAGGAGATCCAGAAATAGAACCAGACTCAAGGCTTGATTCAATGGCTTTTGTAAGTCCACCTTTGTGCATAACCCGATAAACCGGAAACGGCAGCTTAGGTTCTAACCAATCAAGCCATTCATAAACTTTTTTCGGTTCCGCGCCGGTATCTGCAAAGATTGCAGCCTCTGGCATCGGCGTAATTTCGCCATGAGCCGCCATAAGCGCCAGTGTTGAACTCTGCACACCTGCACCTAAACTAATAATATTCATCTCGCCACCCTCGTCCGATATTCGCACCAATCGCGCACAGTCCACATTGACACGTCATAAAACGCAGCGATGACCGAGTATGCCCTGCCAAACCGCTGCCGCTGGTGTCGGGCTTCCTGCACTATGCTGAATGGTATTTTTGCTTTGTGGTGCATCATTTCCCCGCCTTCCGGCGCCACCGACCAGGATAGAGTGCCGGATCTACCCGCAGGCGCCCGTTCGTCAGGATCTGTAATTTGTAGGCGGCGCCCTCTGGCACCGCATCGCCCCACTTTGCTACCGCCTGGGTGCTAATCCCTAGTCGTTCGGCCAGTGCTCGGCGCCCGTCAAAGTATGTCACCGCATCGCTTGTTCGCATCGAAAATGAACCCCTATAAAATAGTTGCAGAAAGTTGTTGACAACCTGTTTCTGCCCGATTATATTGTGAGCCATGCAGTAACGCAACAGAAGAAAACAACCGACCAACCAAAAGGAAATAAAATGAAAACTCTTTCCCCGCAAATTGCAGAAATAAAATACGACAACGCAATGCGTTGTTTGGAACAAGCATCCTCCGCTTTGTGCCATGCTTTATTTGCTCAAGACAAAATGCTTATTGCAGAATGCCGAAAAACTTTAACTGCACGCAAACGCACAGTTACAATTTCTCGCAATGCGTTCTTGTGGGCAACACGTTAAAAACCCAACCGACCAACCGAAAGGATTTACATGTCACCAGAACCCTGCCTCTGCGGTGCCACAGATTGCCCGCGTTGCTACCGCAACGCTACAAGCCGCGAAGTGTCAGACGACGATCGCGCAGACGCAATTGACTCAATAGTCGAGGAAGTCCTCGACACCGGCAAATTCCCGCAAGCAGGTCGCACCGAGGTTGACCTTTACGAATTCGTTACCGAGGAATTGGATTCGAGTTTTGCTTATGAGCTGGTGGTCGCTGCCCTCGGCACAAACAAACCCGCCCTTGAAGCTCGCATTGAGCGCCTCTACGACCAAGTGCAGGCCATGCTCAAGAAACATCTGGAAGATTCGGATTGCGTCGAAGAAATGGCGCAGGACATTTGTGACGATCGGGGGCAAATATGAAACAGATTATTCTTGATTGTTTACTCGGTTTAGCAATGTTTGCATCACTGTGGATTTTTGTTGTTCTGTTGTTTTCGCTTAATTAACGGAGGATTTATGGCTATAAACCTGCAAGCAATATCACGCAACACCAGCATCCAGCCACCCCGCATCATGGTCTACGGCCCGCATGGGCTGGGCAAGACAACCTTCGGCGCTAGCGCACCGGCACCGATATTTATTCTGACCGAGGACGGCCTCGGCCGGTTGGAAGCTGATCATTTCCCGCTAACGACCAAGTTCAGTGATGTTCAGGACGCTCTAAAAGCATTACAGGGAGAGCACGATTTCCAGACAGTCGTCATCGACAGCCTGGACTGGTTGGATAACCTGATCTGGGAACAGATCAACACGCAATACGAAGCCAAAGACCTTGCCTACGGCAAGGGCGCCGTGATCGCCGCGGATCTTTGGCGCAAGGTGCTGGAGGATCTGACCGCCCTGCGTGCTAAAGGCATGGCCAGCATCCTGCTCGCCCACTGCGAGATCAAGCGGTTTGACTCGCCAGAAGTTGAGCCTTATGAAAGATACCAGCCCAAGCTGCAAGCCAGATCATCGGCACTGGTGCAGGAATGGTGCGATGTAGTGGGATTTGCCAATTATAAGACGATCGTCAAATCGTCAGATGTGGGCTTTAACAACAAGGTGAGCCGCGGCATCAGCACCGGCGAACGCCTGCTCTACACCAGCGAGAAACCGGCCTACCTTGCAAAGAACCGCTACAGCCTACCTGATTCACTGCCGTTGGACTGGTCAGCACTGGCAGACGCAATGACGACCACAACCGAAACAACCAAACAATTAAAAGGAAAATAACATGGCCTCACTTAATTTCAATGCTGCAAACATCGAGCCGCAACAGTCGTTTGACGCCCTGCCCGCCGGTCGCTACGAAGTGATCATCACGGATTCGGAGATGAAGGAAACAAAAGCAGGCACCGGCGAGTATCTGATGCTCACAATGGAAGTGATCGGCGACA